CGGGCTCCACGGGCCAAGTTATGTGTGGCCGTTTCAATCATTTCAGAGCAAGCCTATACCACCGGCGGTCGTTTTCGCTTTAAGCAACGTATGCCTTGCCAATAGTAACTGCGTTGTCATAGGAAGTTTTACTATTACTTGAATCAGAGTACCAAGCTTTAGTTGCTTGAATCTCCAAATGGTCTGTATTGCGTGTGACCCTTAATTTTACGCCATCAGCGCCATTTAGGTCATAATTAACAAAACTAGCATCATCTTCCACTATGGCCGTAATTAAATTTACGCTGTCATCCATTGCAGAAAAATGTGCGGCAATCTCAGTTGGTGTATCAGTCATTGTACTAACCTTTCTTTAGGTATTTAGTTTCTCTTTTAGATAATTAACTTCAGATGAAAGTTCTTGGACAGCCTTCACTAAAATCGGAACTAATTTTCCATAAGATGCTTCTAATTTATCTGGGTTGTTTTTTAAAACAAGGTTCAGATAGTCTTCAGCATCAGCATTAATTTGCGATTCATCCAAATCTTGTGCGATAAAACCGATTTCTTGAATATTTACTTTACCGCCATCACGCATATCCCAGACGAACTTGACAGGCTTTAAGTCATTGATAAAGTCCAGTCCGACTGGCAGTTCTTTGATGCTTTTTTTATCCCGCCTATCTGAAAGTGAAGATATACTCTGGACTTGGCAACGAAGCGCTGAGACTGAACCGTTACCCAACGTGACTTCGTTATCAGCACCCTCTGCTGTTGGAACAGCTAGGTAGCCCAAACTTGTGTTATTATCTCCTGTTGTGGTTAAATCTCCCGTACCATAGCCAACAGCAGTATTGTTTGCACCAGTGGAGAGGGCATTCAGCGCAAAACCCCCAGTTGCTACGTTTTTTGCACCAGTGGAGTTAAATTTCAGCGCTTTATGGCCAATCGCTGTGTTGTTTTCAGCGGTGGTGTTGGTATAAAGCGCTTCTTCCCCAATCGCTGTGTTGTTTTCACCATAGGTGTTGCTATAAAGCGTCTGATATCCAAATGCCGTGTTGCTTGCACCAGTAGTGTTAGTATAAAGCGCCTGATACCCAACCGCATTGACTTTTGAAGCACTGGTGTTGGCGGTAAGCGATTCATAACCAATCGCTACGTTCAAATCACCATTTTCGTTGGTGTTAAGCGCAGACTTGCCAAGAGCAGTGTTGTTATTTGCACTGCCGTCATCATTGGCTAATGCGCCTGTACCAAGACCGATTGTTGCACCAGAGGAATTTGTAATGGCGTCTGACAACCCATTAATGTCTGTAGCACCACCAGCAGCCGCCTGAAAAGTAGGAGCCGCGCCAGCACCATTACTGGTTAGAATATGAGTGGCAGTTCCAACAGCTACCGCCGCTGGGTCACCACTGGCGTCCCAAGTAATTAATTCGCCATCAGTTCCTACACGGAGATTGTTAATCGGAAGGCCCGCAGTTCCACCAACTTTAAAGCCGGTGGCAATATCAGGGACTCCGGTTCCGTTTCCCGATAAATCAAGGTCTTGGTTGGTTGACTGCGCTGTGACGGCATCTGCCTTTAAAGTGCTCATATCTTAGTCTCCTGGTGCAGTAGGCCAAACTGGATTAGCGGGATTAGCAGTGTTAGCAGGAAGATCACGCAAGGCTTGGCGATAGCTGGTTTGTTCATCAGTTATACTCAGATCACTTGAAGCCCACCAATCGGTATTATGCAGTAGACTGTTGCGTTTTCGTCGCAGCACTACAAATGCTCTAGCATCTTCACCAGATTCCCATGCGGATTCTTCCGCGTCCCTCGCATTCTCTTCTTCTGCCGTAAGTTCTACAATTCGCGTACCATCCCGCCCTATGACAATTTTGTTTCTTGCCATTTTATATATCCTTTAATTTAGTTCCATAATTTCATAAGAAGTAAAGTCTATGTTGCTGCTTGAGCCATAAACTTTAAATCCAGACAAGGCGGTCGTATTTGTATCAAAAGACCCTGACAGAAACCCCATCATACCTGCACCATCGTTAGTTCCAGTCCAATATGCTCGAAATGCTTTATGTTCCGTAGTGCCACCGGGATTTAGTATAGTAATGTCAATTGTGTAATCTCTAATCGCATCTACGCTGGCCGGTACACCCGAGCGGCCCGGGTCTAAGTCCACATAGGAAGCATCCCGAAGGTCACTTATTGCGATAGCATCAGAACCTTCGGAGAAGAATCCGGCGGAATTATAACCTGTACCACTCGTAACAAAAGACCCGCCTTGAGCTATTTGTAACCGTAGGCTCTGTCCGCCACCGCTATTTGTAGATACTCCTCTTAGTCTCATCCAAATATCTTTTGTACCTAACGCTGTATACTCAATCGAAGCAACATCGGTGCCGCCGGTACTATTTGCCACTTTTGCCCAAGCACCACCACCGGCAGCCTGAAATGTGGGTGCTGCGCCCGCTCCATTACTGGTTAAAACATGAGTAGCCGTACCGACAGCCACGGCTGCTGGATCACCACTTGCATCCCAAGTTATAAGTTCCCCGTCAGTCCCAGCGGCGAGTTTGGCTAGAGTAACAGCATCGTCTCTAATTGAAGCTGTGGGTACTCCTGCAACGGACCCCACTTTAAAGCCCGCAGCAAGATCAGGAACTCCGGTCCCTTTTCCAGCGAGTGTAAGGTCCGTGTTGGTTCCTGTCGAAGCTTCAATTCCGTCTGCCTTGATAGTGCTCATTTCGGGAACCTCATCTTAATTTCTGCACGTTTCGCGGCCCAAGTACCAGCAGAAACCTCGCCAGCTTGCTCCTCAAAAAATAGTGCGTCAGATTCGGATTGATAGGCACTGCGGCGATTGTTCTGAACTTGTTCTGCTGCTCTGGCAGGTGCTTCAGCGGCCCATGCGGCTTCCTCGGCATCTTGTTGAGCATTTTCTTCCTCTGTTAGTTCGACTATTTGAGAACCGTTTGGCCCTGCAACAATTCTTGTTCTAGCCATTTTGCTCTCCTATGAAATCCCGTAGAGTTTAAATACACCGGTAATTGTGCCTGAATTTGGCTCTATTCTAATTGCTGTCACAGCGGTAGTGGCATTGTACGCACCCCCAACTGTAACGTGCAGACAGTATCCAGATGAGTCTATTTGCACACCAGCCATGTTAAACAAAGTATACACACCTGTATCAGCAGGAGCATAGACTGTCCACTGAAAGGCCCCAACCTCTCCAGCCTCGACATTAGGTAAAGTTTGAAGATCAGTGTCACTGGTATCTGCCCGGGCAGCGTAACTTGTACTGGAACTTGAGGGATGAGCCATATGGAACTGATATACACTTCCAGTTTGGTACGTAGGTGTGGCACCTGTACCCACTATTAATCTGATGTATCCACTGCTAGATATTATAAGTTGTGAACCTACTAATACATAGTTCTCATATGTGCCATCAATCAAACCCTCAAAATCTACGGTGCTACTTGTTGTAGCGGTGATAGTGCTTAGCAAGTTCCAAGCACCACCTCCAGCCGCTTGAAAGGTTGGAGCAGCACCAGCACCATTACTAGTTAGGACATTAGTAGCGGTTCCGACAGCAACTACTGCGGGATCACCAGAGGCATCCCAAGTAATTAGTTCACCATCGGTTCCAGAGGCAAGTTTAGCCAAAGTTACGGCGTCATCTTGTATGGATGCCGTGGGTACTCCCGCCGATCCGCTAACCTTAAAGCCAGCTTCCAGATTAGGGACACCTGTGCCACCACCAGTAATAGTTAAATCGGTATTATCAGATTTAGTTGTAACAGTATCTGCTTTTAAAGTGCTCATATTATTACTAAGGTCCCTTCCACAGTTAAGGTAACACCACCACTTACAGAAAGAGGCCCTGTAGTAGAAGCATTTTCTGATGAGGTGATCGTTACATCTGCATCAAGAGCCAATTCATTTATCCTAAAAATATCCCCTGCGCTGGAACCTGTTGTGCCATTATCACCTTTGTAATAACCGCCCCCAACTCCAGTTAGATTACCACCACCACCATAATACTCTGCTGCACTAACATTACCACTAAACTCAGCAGCTACACCTGATACCTTAGTGGTAAATGATCCTGTAACTGCTACAAAATTAGTGGCACTAATACAAGCTGAAAATGAACCAGTAGCCCCATCAATATCGCCTGTAATATCAC